TGGAGACATCGATAGGTCATCTAAGGTCGAATTTGGTAGTAGGATTAATTCCGACGATGATTAACACTATATTTACAAAGGAGTAAATTATGGCAAATACAGATGCCCCTGATGGATTTACACCAGCAAAACATATGTATGGTGGTACAATTCGTGCTGCAAGAATGAGAATCGCTAGTGCCTACGGAACTGCTATTTATAGCGGTGACGTAGTGAAACTTAATAGTGGTTACGTTGAACAAGCAGGAGCGAGTGATACCCCAGCAGGTGTTTTTTATGGTGTCCAATATAATGCGTCTGACGGAACCCCTACGTTTTCTAAAGTATGGACAGCAAGTACGGCTACTCAAGGTAGTGATGACGCCATTGCTTATGTATATCGCGATCCAGCGATCATATATGAAGCACAATTTACTGCAGGAACCCCTGCGGTAAGTTTTATTGGCAGCAAGTACACTCTTTCAACGACCGCAGGTTCTTCAACGAACGGCAGGTCGAAAGAGGGTGTAACAGCAACTACGTCGAGTGGAATAGCACTGTGTGTAGGTTTTAACTTAGACCCCAGTAATTCAATTGGGGCTAATGCTAGAGCTTATTTCACATTCCCGACTTCAGTGTTCGCAGTCTAAATTAAGGAGATAAATAATGGCAATTAACAGAGCACAACTCGTCAAAGAGTTAGTACCTGGACTCCATGCGCTCTTTGGTTTGGAATATGAGCGTTACAACAGTGAACATGAAGACATTTTTGACACAGAAAGTTCTGAAAGAGCTTTTGAGGAAGAAGTGATGTTAACTGGGTTTAGTGAGGCTCCCGTTAAGGGAGAAGGTGCGCCTGTTGTCTATGATTTTGCACAGGAAGCGTGGACGGCTCGTTATACACATGATACAGTAGCTTTAGCTTTCTCGTTAACAGAAGAAGCAATCGAAGATAATCTCTACGATACACTTTCTTCTCGATACACGAGAGCTTTAGCACGTTCGATGCAACAAAGCAAGCAGGTTAAAGCGGCTAACGTTTTAAACAATGGCTTTAGTTCATCTTATGTTGGAGGAGACGGTAAGGCTCTTATGACCACCGATCACCCCACTGTAGGTAATGTTGATATGAAGAACGAGTTATCTACATCTGCCGATCTTAATGAAACTTCATTAGAACAAGCACTTATTGATATAGCTGCTTTTAAAGATGAAAGAGATCTTAAGATCAATGCGCAGGCTAGGAAATTAATAATTCCAGCCGCGTTGCAATTTGTAGCTGACAGACTCTTAGAAACACCAGGACGTGTCGGTACTGCTGATAATGATATTAATGCGATTCGCAATATGGGCATGGTCTCAGAAGGCTACGCAGTAAATCACTATCTAACAGATACTGATGCATGGTTCGTCAAAACCGACGTACCTAATGGTCTGAAGCATTTTGTTCGTACCCCTGTATCCACAAACATGGAAGGTGACTTTGAAACTGGAAATGTTAGATACAAGGCGAGAGAACGTTATAGCTTTGGTTGGAGCGACTGGAGAGGCATATTTGGCTCGCCAGGAGCGTAACGAATTCGGGGAGGGGTTTACTCCTCCCCTTATTTTGATTTTTTAACCCGAGATAATTTGTTACATCAACTGACTCGGCAGACGTACTCCAAGATGATGTAGCGGTTTTAGTTAGGAGGAAACGATGGCTAAATCAACTTTTTCAGGTCCAGTAAGATCCCTTGCTGGTTTATACAGTTCAGGATACAACTCTGTTGTAAGTCTAACTGCTAATACAACTATTACAGTGGCTGCACATGCAGGCAGACCGCTTTTATGTAATGATGCAGACGGAGTGTTTACACTTCCTAGTATTGTAGTGACAGAACCTGCAGATAAAACAGATCCAAACCAATTAGCTAACTTAGGTGCCCAATTCACTTTTATAGTAGTAACTGCTGCTACAGATATGGATATTACAACTGATGGTACGGATAAGTTTGTGGGTGGTTCATACACTGGTATCGATGACAGTGCAGCTGGTAAGACTTTTATCTCTGGTGCATCTAATGATACTTTTACTCAAAATGGTACCACTAAAGGTGGATTAGTAGGAAGTATTGTAGTTTTCACTGCAATGGCAAGTGCTAAATACCACGTAGCAGGACAGTTATTAGGTTCAGGAACTTTAGTAACACCATTTGCTGACAGTTAATAGGAGGTAAACTATGGCTAATACAGTCACAGGTCCTACTAATCAATTAGATGGTGAGAAAACTTTAATTGTTTACTGTTCAGTTTATTCAGACGGTAATGCAAGTAGCACTACGTTAGTTGATGTTTCTGCATTGAATACATCAACGTTAAATGGTGAGTCTTGCGCTCATGTATCTTTAAATAAGATATGGTACAGTGTAAGTGATGTTGGTGCTGCACCTGCCTCTTTAGATTGGGATGCAACTACTGACGTAACTTTTTTAACATTAGGCTATGATAATTCTTTTGACTTCAGTTCATTTGGAGGATTAAAGAATACAGCAGCCTCAGGTTATTCAGGGGATGTACTTTTTGTTATTCCTTCTACAGCTGATACAGGAAATGAATATACTGTTTGGTGTGAATTTTTAAAGTATTACGAAGCCCCAGGATCTTAAACAATGGCGACTTCAGGAACTCGCACATTTAGTTTAGATGTAGCGACAGCAATAGAAGAAGCATACGAACTTGCGGGTTTAGAAGCCCGCACGTCGTATGACGCAGTTACGGCTAGACGTTCGTTAAATATCATGTTTGCGGACTGGTCTAATCGTGGTGTACAAATGTGGGAAGTTGCGAAAGTAACGACTACATTAACAGAAGGAACTAGCGAATATAATATCAATACTTACGATATAGATATTTTAGACGCATACATTCAAAAAACTGAGAATGATATAGTTACTGATTATCCTATTACACGTGTTGACAGAAATGAGTTTATAGGAATTCCAACCAAGGGAACGAAGGCACGTCCTACGCAATATTGGTTAGAACGGCTTTTAACTCCTGTAATTCATTTATATCCTACACCTAACAATTCAACAGATAAACTCATTTACTATGCATGGAGAAGAATTGAAGATGCTTCAGCATCTACCAATGACTTTGACTTACCAAGTCGATTTATTCCTCCGTTGGTTTCAGGATTAGCGTATTACTTATGTCTTAAGAAGAATACCCAAAAACTTCCTATTCTGCAACAACAGTATGAGAAGGATTTAATTAATGCATTACGTTACGATGAAGATCGTTCTGTGGTACATTTAGTTCCCAGGAGGGAATATATCTAATGGCATACGCATCGGGTAAACATGCTTTAGCAGTTTGTGATACTTGCGGGTGGGCTTATGCCTATCGAGTAATGCGTATGAGTTGGAAGGGTAATAAAGTATGCCCCGAGTGTTATGAACCTAAAAATCCACAAATTGATCCTGTTACGGTAGGAGCAGATGCCGAAGCGTTGTGGCAACCTCGACCTGAAGTTCCTCTTCCTCAATCTCAATTAGGGAGAGTTACAACAGTGGATCCGTCAGAAGCGGTGATTGATGCAACAGGAACGAATATGATGACCTTTACCGACGACCCAATAGGAACTCCCTTTAGTGGGGAAGTTGCTACAGGTGCAGTAGGTGATTTAACAGTGAGTACAGACTAATGGCAGGATTTACTTATAGTGGTTTAAAGACAGCAGTTCAGAATTATTTAGATAATGATGAAACTACGTTTACTAGTACCTTAGATACTTTTATACAACAAACAGAAGAACGGATTCTTAAATCAGTACAACTACCTGTATTTCGAAAGAATTCAACGGGTTCGGGAACCTCGGGAAACACCTATTTGTCTACTCCGACTGATTATTTGTCACCCTACAGCTTAGCGGTTGTAGATAGTGATAATAACTATACTTACTTATTACTGAAGCATGTAACCTGGATTCGGGATTATACCCCAGCAGTAGCCACAACTGGGGAACCCCTTTACTATGCTCAGTTCGACGATGATACATTTATCTTAGCTCCCACACCAAATAGTAATTTTACATTTGAATTACATTATTTTTATAGACCTGCTTCATTAACTGCGGCGGGCGATAGTGGAACTACATGGCTTTCAACTAATGCCTCTAATGCCATGTTGTATGGCTGCTTAGTCGAAGGGGCCATTTTTATGAAAACGGCACCTGATGAAATCATGATTTATGAACAAAAATTTAAAGAAGCTCTTGCAACGCTGAAAGCACTGGGGGAATCGAAAGATGTACGGGATGAGTCTCGATATGACAATGTAAGGATGGCACCACAATAATGTTAAAAGAACCTATACCAGAATTAGAAGGCAAGAATATTGCTATTATTGCTATGGGAAATAGTCAATTAGATTACCACAAAATGGTAACACATAGTAAAAAATTTGATGAGGTTTGGGCTGTTAATGCCATGATAGGTGTTTTAAAAAGAGTTGACAGAGCGTTTGTGATGGATCCAGTTAGTCGCTTTTTTGATACGGGCGACGCAGGGAATATGACAGTCATGATGAGGGAAACCCTTCCTATCGCAGAATACCCCATTTATACGTGTGAACTAGATAAACGAGTTCCTGCTTTAGAAGAATATCCGATAAAAGAAGTAGTCCTGGATTTAGACTGTGGATATTTCAATAATACAATTTCTTATGCTATAGCTTTTGCCCTATGGAATAAGGTGGGGGGTATTAGTATGTTTGGGGCTGATTTTACTTATAAAGGCAATTTATATTTTGCAGAGCAAGGACGAGGTTGTTGTGAATTTTGGTTGGCAAAATGCACAGAAGCAGGCATTATAGTTCAGGTAGCTTTAACATCTGGGCTTTTAGATGCTGACGTACCTGTTCAAGAAAAATTGTATGGGTATCATCGATTAGAAGATCCTTTTGTTACTTATATGGTAGATGATGAATTAAAGATTTGTAGATGGTCCGAAGTGGAGAAACAACAAGCTATTCCTATGGGTCTTGTTGGTAGACACGACGGACAAGTACAAGAAGGAATTGTGGAGCCCAAGAAATACTAATGTTTTCACTTAACTCAGAAACAGAAGTTGGGAATCTTGGTGTTACCACAACGGATAACAGAGGGCACACGATAGAGGAAATTGCGGAAATGGCAATTAATAAAATAATTTCTATTAGTGATCAAGCCCCTGCACCCATTAGGGAACAAGCTCATGTTTTTAAAGAAACATGCAAAAAGGTGATTGCGTATTATATGCAAGAAGCGGTGAATAACCACATGTGTACAATAGGTAATCAATTAGAGAAACAAGGTCAAAAAGACCTAGCTAATATTATTAGGAGACTATAATGGCAATAACACAAGCGATGTGTACGTCTTTCAAAAGTCAATTGATGACGGCGACACATAACTTTGCGACAAACGGTAATACGTTTAAACTGGCACTATATACCAGTTCAGCTACTATGAGTGCTTCTACTACAGCTTATAGCACTAACCAAGAAGCGACAGGCACTAATTACACGGCAAAAGGCGGTACTTTAACTAAAGTAGCTCCTACAACATCTGGAACGACAGCGTTCACGGACTTTGCTGATTTAACTTTTGGTACTTGTACGATTACGGCTAGAGGGTGCATGATTTTCAATGACACGGCTTCAGGTGATCCTGCGGTTGCAGTCTTTGATTTTGGAGGCGATAAAACCTCTACGGCAGGAAGTTTTACGATTTCCTTCCCTACTGCGGATGCAAGTAACGCTGTAATTAGAATCGCATAAAATTAGCCTATGGCTAATATAACTGGCTGGGGTCGGAGTACCTGGGGTTCGAGTACATGGGGCGAACCAGTCCCTGTTGAACTCACAGGTCTTGCAGGTACTTCAGCATTAGGCAGTCTCACTGTTACTGGTGCAGCCAATGTTTCAGAAACAGGGGTTGCTGGCACTGGTGCAGTTAACTCCCTTACAGTAACAGGTGCAGCCAATGTTTCAGAAACAGGAGTTGCTGGAACAGGTGCAGTTAGTAGCGTAACTGCAACAGGAGGAGCTACAGTAACAGAAACTGGAGTAGCAGGAACAGGTGCACTTGGTACGGTTGTTGCTAACGGAGTAGCCTTAACGAGTGTTAGTGGAACGGCTTCTACTATATCGCAAGGCGATGAAACGGTTACGGCAGACGCTAATGTTTACCCTACGGGATTGGCTGGAACATCAGCGTTAGGTAGCCTAACGATATACACCACTAATATTATCTCGTTAACGGGATTAGCAGGAACCAGTGCGTTAGGTACAATAACAGCCACAACCCATGTAACTATTGCAGTTACAGGGCTTTATGGAACAGGAGAAATTAGTGGACTCACCGTTTGGGGAGAAATACAACCAGGACAAACACCGAATTGGACAGGAGTCACTGACTCACAGAGTCCAAGTTGGAGCGAGGTTTCGGATTCACAAACTCCTGATTGGAAAGAAGTTGCTTAATAATTATGGAAATCATAGTATAATCATAGCGGAGAAAAATTATGGCGAGCACATATGTAAATAATCTAAGACTCAACGAGATGGCTACTGGTGACGGTAGTGGAACGTGGGGTACAACGACTAACACGAATTTAGAACTTATTGGAGAAGCGTTTGGTAGTGGTTCAGAAGGAATCACTGGAACTACGCATACTATAACGGTAGCGGATGGAACTTCAGACGCAGCGAGAACCATGGTAATGACCTTAACAGGGTCTATTACCGCATTGAACACAGTTACTTTAGCACCCAACACAGTTAATAAAGTCTGGATAATCCAGAACTCTGCTGGCTACGCAGTTACTTTAACCCAAGGCACAGGCTCGAATGTCGTAATACCGAATGGCGGTATTAAGATGGTCGTGGCTGATGGTGCTGGTAGTGGAGCAGCCGTTACTGATGTATTAGATTTAACAGGGGGAACAGGCAACGTAGGACTCGGTAGCGGTAATTTAGGCACAGCCTTAACCACAGGTACGGACAACGTAGCGATAGGGGAAGCGTCATTGGATGCGGTTACTACTGGTTCAGATAACACAGCAGTAGGGGATAATGCTGGGGGTGCGTTAACTACAGGGTCAGAAAACGTAGCTATAGGCTCTGAAGCGTTGGAAGTGAGTACCACAGCCAGTAACAACACGGCTGTTGGTTTTATGGCTTTAGAAGATACTTCAACAGGTGCTAGTAATGTAGCTATTGGTAGTCATGCATTAGATTCCAATACTACAGGTGCTTATAATATTGGTATCGGACACGCTGCTCTGGGAGCAAACACTACTTCAAGTAATAATATAGCCATTGGTTATCAAACTTTACTTCTTAATACAACAGGAACAGATAACGTAGCTGTAGGCTCAAACGCTGCCGATGCCAACACCACAGGAGCAGACAATACAGCGATTGGAGACAATGCTTTAGGAGCGAATACAACTGCTTCCTATAATACTGCGGTTGGTGCAGATGCTTTATTAGTTTCAACCACAGGACAAAGAAACGTAGCCGTTGGTTATCAAGCGATGGATGAAGCGACTACAGGTTCAGATAGTGTATCTGTTGGTTATAAAGCAGGGCATTCAGTAACCACAGGAATAGAAAATACTTTTATTGGTTATCAAGCAGGAGGAGAAACTACCGATGTAAATTATAATAATGCTTTTGGTTCCAGTGCATTAGGGAGTAATACAACTGGGGCAAATAATGTCGCTATGGGTAGGGCTGCTTTATATACTAACACCACAGCATCAAATAATGTAGCTGTTGGTCACCATTCTTTATATGCAAACACCACAGGTGACAACAACACAGCAGTGGGTAGATTGGCATTAGATGCCAACACAACAGCAGATGAAAATACAGCAGTTGGAAATAGTGCTTTAGGAGCAAATACTACTGGTTCTAATAATACTGGTCTTGGTTCATCTGCGCTTGTAGCTAATACAACTGGTGATTACAATGTTGCTATTGGTTCACAAACTTTAGATGCAAACACCACAGCTTCAAACAACACCGCAGTTGGTTATGCTGCTTTAGGAGCCAACACGACAGGGGCTAACAATACTGCTATGGGTAAAGACTCATTAGCCGCCAATACCACAGGAAATTACAATGTCTCTGTGGGGTATCAAACAGCAGATGCTAATACCACTGGAAGCAATCATACTG